CGGTAAAAACCTTACCGGAATCGGTAAAACTCTTACCGGAAACGGTAGCCACCCAATACAAGAACAAGAACAGTATTAAAAACACTACGTCAGAGAATTCTAACGAATCCCCTGACTCACCCTCCAAACAGCTTCCAGTTCTTCGTCCTGATGCAGCCATTCAGTCACCCAAGGGTGATAAGTGGGGAACAGCTGACGACCTGAAAGCTGCTGAGTGGATGTTCTGCAAGGTGGTAATCGTCTCACCAACGGCTCAGGAACCTAACTGGCCAGCCTGGTCGAACGACATCCGCCTGATGCGGAACGCCATGAAGGTAAGCCACCACGATATCTGCGAAGTATTCAAATGGGCCAATGCCGATCAGTTCTGGCAAACCAATGTGATGAGTCCTGCAAAGCTTCGCGAGAAGTGGGACACGCTCAAGGCTCAAATGAACCAGCCTAACCGTAACCGACAGGCACCAGTGCCTCAGCAAACCGCACAGCACTGGAATAGCCGCGAAGCCTGGGAGAATGAATTCCTATGAGACAACTCGTATCTGCAATTCAGAACCGCGACGCAGGTGCGTTGGCCCGCCTGGCTGGAGATGGCCCGCAACCGTTGGACCGTGGCGTGCATGAAGGCGTCGAGCGACTGGTAGACGCGCTATTCACCAACCTTAAGCAGGTTTTCCCGGCATCAGTCAGCACAGCATGGAAGCGACCTGAAGACGAGTCAGCAGCAAAGCGTCAGTGGATCGCCGCATTCGCCGAAAACGGAATCCACAGCAAGCAGCAGCTGTCAGCAGGCATGAAGCACGCACGCGCCAGCGGTTCGCCGTTTCTGCCATCACCGGGCCAGTTCATTGAGTGGTGCAAAGAAGCGTCATTCAGCGCTGCTGGCATACCTGACGAAGACGAATTGTATTCGATGGTGATGACCTACTGTGCGAAGCGCGGTGACTACCAGACAGCCGAGCTTTATCCGTGGAAGACCAACGCTGATTACTGGATGGTCACCGGCCTGTATAGCATGATGCGCGCCGGAAACCTCAGCGAAGCAGAGCTGCGAGTAAAGTGTCGTTCAGAGCTTCGCAAGATGGCTCAGCGCATCGAATCTGGCGAGGAAATCCCTGAACCGCGCAAGCAGCTGCTGAAGCTCTCCATCCCATCAACCAGCGAGAAGGCACTCGAAGGCGTTGCCATGCTCCGCGCAAAACTGAAATCAGCGAGGTCATCATGAGTAAATCAACAACACTGGCTCAGCTTCAGGTTCGCTGGCATGAGCAGAAAGTTGCTACTCACAAGCGGACTTTCTCGGCGGCAGGAAATTTGAATAAAGAGCGCTGGGCTGAAGTGGTTCGCGTGCACAAGCGCCGAGCTTTGCGCCGTAAGGGCTACAGAAATCGAGCCGCCAACGTCGCCGGTATTCTTGCCGAGTACCAGATTTGGGCTGAAGTGATTCGAAGTAACCGCAAGCATCTGAATATGCCGCCAGAGGTGCATCGCTTCGGAAATGGTGGGCAGGAGAAGCTGCCATGAGCGAAGGAATACGCATCAGGTTTGAGCGCCTCTACCGCAGCGTGCACGGCGATAGGCATGACCTGCGCAGGACGTACATGGGATATCGCGATGCTGTTGTCGATCGCGCGTTTTTCTTCTGGCTGGAAGGTCGGGAAGGGGCCGCATCATGAACAAACATCTCACCGAAATACAGCAATCAACGCTGGATTTTATCCGCACATCGATCAGAGATAATGGTCGCTGCCCGTCACTACTGGAAATTACCAAGGAGTTCGGCTGGAAGTCGCAGAACAGCGCATGTGGACACGTAAATGCTCTCGTCAGAAAAGGTTACTTGAACCGTCTTCGTGGTGCGAGCCGCAGCCTGGTTCTGCCAGATTATGGGAGCGTGTCTCTGCCGGAAGTAAGCGACAGCGAATATTGGGTTGAGGGTGTTTTTCAGCACCGCTGTTACGAAAGGGATGTGGTGAAAGCTGTTCAGGCAGCCGGCATGAAAGTTACATATCCGTCCTGAGCAAATTCACCAGCCACAGAAGTAGCAGATATGATTGACTCAAAAGTGGAGGTGAATTTTCGCATCGCAAAAAATCAATAAGTTCTGCTTTATGTTTCACAGTGTGAATTTGACTTGCGCTTTACCGGTAACATCTTATTTTCAGATGGAGAGTTTAATACACCCAAACTGAAGAGGGATATTTATGGCTAAGCATCATTTCATCAAAACACTTGAAATATCGGCAATTGTTATTTTCGCGCTGGTTTTGGCTTATCTGGCCGTAACCGGAATCCTTTCATCTGCGGGCATAGATCACTCCTGGCCGTATCCGAATAAGTAACAAGGAACGTCACCAGGGAAATAAGCACCGCTTAAATATAAACATAATAAATCACATGACCGATATCTCTAAAAATGGGGTTCGGTTGCACAAATCGAACTACAGCGCCATCGGGCAACAGCTTCTTCCTCTGCTCGAATCTGGTGAAAGCTACCGGCTAATCGTTAAGCCGTGGAAAGAAAAACGCAGCATCAACCAGAACTCCTTATCCCATATGTGGTACGCCGAAATCAGCGCCTATCTGATTAATTCCGGCCGTGCCGACGCCACGCCTGAATGGGTAAAGCGAAACCTCAAGCGCACCTATCTTGGCTGCGAAGAAATCACCTACACCGACTTCGTCACCGGCGAGAAGGTCACTACCTACGAACCCCGGCACACATCCAGCCTTGATACAGGAGAGATGCATTTCTTTCTGAATCAGGTTGAGCGTTGGTGTGCGCAGTTCGGCCTGGCGCTGACAATCCCGCACGACAGCGAATATCAGAGACTGAAGGAAAAACAAAATGCCTAAGAAGACCTGGAGTGAAAAAGACCTTGCATACATCGAGCGAGTGGCCGGAAAAGTACCGGTTCCTGTTATGGCTGCTGCTGTGAATAAATCCGTATCAGCAGTAATTGGAAAAGCGCACTCGCTGGGCCTGAAACTTAAAGTGCCATCCGCATTACTCAAAAAACACTGGCCGGATTATGTAGGTAAGGGCATCTCTCATGCCGCGTGAACGCTGCCAGCGCTGCCACACCATCCTCACCAGTGAAGATAAGCACTTTCACGGAATAAGCTGCCACACCTGCGAAGAGGACTCCTGGTATGCAGAACACTTCGAATACGTCCCAATCCACGCCATCTGGCTATACGCCCGATATCAGGTGCGCTGGTTGTCCTGCATTGCTCACCACGGAGGAAGTTTACTGCTGTGCTGCCTGCGTAGATGCCTGGGTAGAAAGCGATCCGAATGGGAAAATGGGAGAGGACGATGACTGAAATACGTAAGCTGCCCAAGGGTCGTAACTGCCGAATATGCGATAAGCGATTCAAGCCGCTAACACTCTACCAGTGGTGGTGTTGCGAAGAACACCAAAGCGAGTTGATAACCAAACTTGCAGATGAAGCCAGACAGAAGCGAATAATTCAGCAGGAAAGGAACCGAAAGAAAGAAGCCCAGCAGGAACGACGCAGTATCAAAGTCCGCAAGTTAGCACTACAACCCCTCAGCCATTTCCACAAACAAGCACAAGCCGCCTTCAACGAATACATCCGCACTCGCGACGCCGCCGAACCATGCATTAGTTGCGGACGCTTCCACGATGGCAAATATGACGCAGGCCACTACCGCACGCGCGGCGCTTCACCGGCAACGCGTTATGACGAAACCAACTGCCATAAGCAATGCGTCCCCTGTAATCAGCACCTCTCCGGCAACATCGAAAACTACACGCCCAACCTGATTAAGAAAATCGGTCAGGCTGCGTTCGATCGTCTAATGGGGCCGCATGAGCTGAAAAAGTGGACGCGGGAAGAGCTGCAGGAGCTGGCGGCGCATTACCGGCAGAAAACCAGAGAACTGAATAAGCAGAGAGAGGCCGCATGACCGACTACCTCAGACAGAATTGGCAACTGCTGCGGATGTACCGCGCCCGCCGCATGTTCGAAATCAACTACCGCATATTGCGTAACACAGCGAAAATCATGGGGGTGAAACATGCCAGTACGCGAGTTTAATCTTACTAAAGAGCAGCATGACTGGCTTAACAGCTGGCTAGAGCTGTGGGGAGCGTGGGTCTATTCAGGAAGGCTGGAAAAGCGCCAGAGCAGCGTCATAGCGCAATACATGGCTACTGTTGAACCACAATCATATCCATACCGGCCAATGTGCAACGATGATGACGGACTCTTGATTTCTCAGGTCGTGGACTCCGTCATGTGCATCGATAAAAAAGCTTTTGGCATACTGCTTAGCTACTACGCACACGGCTCTTCCAAGCGTGCGATCGCATCTTACTATCACAAGTGCGCAAGTCCTCGCAAAATGTCGGGCCGAGGTGGTGAAAGCTATCGCGTACCGTCGATGATTACTTGCCGGCGAGAGGTGGACGAAATACTGAATGCAAGTTTGTATCTTCTCTACACTCCGCTGCTAAATGCCTTTAACGATCGCAAGCGTGTGGTTAAAATTAGAAAAGTCGCATAGTAAATATTGACTCTGTTGAGCCAATGAGCCACAATTCGAATGTAAGCTGCCGTTAGTGTACTTAATGATGCCCGGACAGCAATCGAACAAATTATTGTGATATTCAAAAGCCTCGTAGCCTCACCAGCTAGCGGGGCTTTTTTGCGATATTGACACCCGAAAAAAGTTTTTGTAAAAAGTGAATCGCCTGATGTGTATTGTTCTTTAGTCCAATCATTCATCTCGCATATCAGGCCGAAAGCCCCGTCTTAACCGATGGGGCTTTTTGTTATTCAGAATCTAAAAATCAGGCACTTTTGCGATTCCTTGAGATTATTGATAACCCAGTATTTGGCGGAAAGTGCTTAAAGCCAATTAAGTTAGTTGGCTAATAGTAATGTTAGCAACTATTGTTAAATCGAGATTTAATCTTTCTGAGAAGATTGTTTCGCCCCTTCAAGAGCTAAGCCATTACGAGTGCCGGAGATAAGCGCCGGGTGGGGTACATCAAATTTAAGAGGTCGCCAGTTGGCGGCCTTTTTTCGTTTTAGCGCCATCCCAAAACTTATTCAGACCCTCATTGCTGTGTGGGGATGAGCGCTCTTTTCTTACGACTACAGGCGGCACCAAGCGAACAGCGAGGTGTATATGAGTATCGATATGAGCAAACTGGCATCAGGTGCGGCATACGGCGCTTCTGCCGGGACAATTGCCAACGGTCTGCTGACCAGGTTAAGTCCCGATGAATGGAGTGCTGTTGGAGTGCTGGCCGGTATTCTGGTCGCGCTATTTACGCTCGGCATCAACTGGTATTACAAACGCAAGGCCACAATGGCGCAGATTAAAGCACTGCAACGCTGGCCCACCGCGCCCGACCTCACCGAGGATTAACCCAATGGCAATGTCTAACACACTGCGCAACAGGCTTATTGCTGCTGCAGGCGGCGGAGCCATGCTTATCGCAACGGTATTTCTCGGCGGAAAGGATGGGGTAGAAGGTCGCGTGTACGAACCTTACAAAGATGTGGCTGGGGTATGGACTGTCTGCGATGGTCATACCGGTGCCGACATCGTGAAGGGAAAGAAGTACACCGACCGCGAATGCGATCGTCTGATGTGGAATGACCTGCAGCCAGTTAAGAAGGCTGTCGATTCCATGGTAAAGGTGCCACTGGGTGAATACCCCCGCGCCGCGCTTTACAGCTTCACATACAACGTCGGCACTTCCGCCTTCTCAAAATCCACTCTGCTCAAAAAGCTGAACGCTGGTGACCAGGCTGGAGCATGCGAAGAACTGCGTCGCTGGGTATACGCAGGTGGCATGAAGTGGAAAGGCCTGATGAACCGCCGCGACATGGAGCGTTCTCTCTGCCTGGCGGAAAGCGCAAATGATATCTAAGGCGACACTCGGATTGCTGCTGCTTTTACTGGCAGGCTTGATATCAGCCGGAAGCATGGCGCTGTACTACCGTGGCAACGCAATCGACTACAAGGCCCAGCGCGATAAAGCATCTGATGCGCTTAAGCAGGCAAACGCCACGATTGATGACATGCAGGTGCGTCAGCGCGACGTTGCTGCTCTCGATGCGAAATACACGAAGGAATTAGCAGATGCGAATGCTGAAAATGACAGGCTTCGCGCTAAGTTGGCTAATGGTAGCCGGGTGCGGGTCGCAGGCGAGTGTAAGAGCGAAACCCCCAGCTCCGGCAGCGTGGGCAATGCAGGAACCGTCGAACTCTCTCCAGGTGCTGGATCAAACGTTCTCGATATCCGAGCCGGAATCATCAGCGACCAGGCCAAGGTGAGGTATCTCCAGCATTACATCAGCGAGCAGTGCCTAAAATAGCTTGAAGGGATATAATCATGCGGCATTTTTAATTTACTTACCGCAAAGGAGATTGCCGTGATCGTTGATCCTAAAGATTTCAAGTTTGATGAATTAACTGCTGCAGAATACGCCAACCCAAAAGCAAAAGCATACTTTACTCCCGGCCCTGATGGGCACCACTTCAAATGGGAGTGGGAAGGCAACAAGCATGAGATTTTCATTGCTAAAGAAAAGCTAGTTTTTCCAGATTTGATATTGGAAAAATTATTTGAAGCAGCCATTGCAATGGCTAAGAAATAACATGAGCCGCCTTCGGGCGGTTTTTATTTTGTGCTGAAAACTGCGTTCACTGAATTCAACTTTCAGCATAAACACAATGAATCATCGGTTGGCGATATCGCCATTGCCGAGGGTTATATCTATCTGACTAGTAGGAAATGCTATATGACAACTAAATGCATGTCAGTCGGCGGCTACCCGGTAGACGTAGCAACGCCTGAAGATGTTGAGGGTGGTGAATACACGCTACCGGCAGCAACGACCACTACGATCGGTGGCGTTAAGAAAATGGCAACGCAGGCTGATTCAACCGCAACCGATGTTGCAGGTCTGGTGACAGACTTTAACGCGCTGCTTGCGAAGGCACGAACTGCAGGATTGATTTGATGGCGAAGCTAATCAAGCACTGGAATGTGTTCATCACTACCCAAGAATCATTTTCTCATGGTGGCGATCGCATTCTTGTTGGCGCTCAGCGCTCACCAAACCCAATCATCGACGCGGGATTCCTTCTCTTCGAAAACCTTGATGGTGCGCAGAGTGGGGTGAATTTGCGTGAGGTGCTGGCATTCAACATCGAACCTGAATTTATTGAAGAGAAATAAATGGCAAAGCTCACCGACAAACAAGAGCTGTTTGCCCGTGAGTACCTGAAAGACCTCAATGCCACTCAGGCAGCTATCAGGGCGGGTTACAGCGCAAAGACCGCCAAAGAGACTGGATATGAGAACCTCACAAAACCTCACATTCAGGAGTTGATAGCAGAACTGAACAAAGACCGCATGGAGAGGGTGCAGATTGACGCCGACTACGTTTTGCGTCAGGCCGTAAAACTCCATGAGCGTTGCATGCAAGAGGTTGAGCCATTGACCGACCGTCGCGGTGATGTCGTAACCGATGAGAAAGGCAATGTTGTTTACGCTTTCGACGCCAAAGGCGCAGCAGCAGCATTGCGATTGGTTGGCGATCACGCCACCGTTCAGGCATTTAAAGCCAACGTTAAATCAGAGCTTGTTGGCAAAGATGGCCTGCCGATTCAGGTAGTGAATTATTCCCCAGCAGATTACGCAGCCGCTCAGCAGCAGCTCGAGGGGAAACTAGACGGATTAGACTGATATGGCGAGAGTAATCGAATGGGAAGATTTACCGTTCCCCGAGCGCGTTGCCGTTAAGTCCAAATCAACTAAGTCGTTTCTCAACTTCACCCGCTTATGGTTCGAACTGATTCAGGGCGATCGCCTGCTGGTTAACTGGCATCACCGCCTGATGGCATCGAAGATTGATGACCTGATCGCCGGTAAGTTGCAGCCGCGCAACCTGATAATCAACATTCCGCCAGGCGGGACAAAGACAGAATTTTTCTCCATCCACTTTCCTGCCTACGTTAACGCGTTGGTGCAGGAGGGTAGGTTAAAGCGCTTTCGCAACCTGAACATCTCATTTGCTGACACGCTGGTTAAGCGCAACTCACGCCGCACCCGCGATATTATTGCCAGCAAAGAATATCAGGAGCTGTGGCCGTGTGGTTTCGGCGTCAATCAGGCTGAAGAGTGGGAGATACTCGACTCCAAAGCGCGTTCAACTGGTCAGACGGTATCTCGCTCCAGTAATGGGCAGATTACCGGTGGTCGCGGCGGTTACTTCGGCCCTGACTTCTCTGGCATGGTCATGCTGGATGACTACAACAAGCCGGTCGACATGCTCAGCGAGTCAAGGCGCAACAGTGCCAATAGCTTGCTGGTTAACACCATCCGCTCACGTCGCGGTGATAAGTCGAAAGAGCACCCAACGCCATTCGTGAGCATTCAGCAGCGCCTTCACACTGAGGACGCTACAGGCTTCATGCTGTCCGGTGGTATGGGTGTCAACTTCCATCACGTTGCTATACCGGCGCTGATTACCGAAAAGTACATCGAGTCGCTTGCTGAGCCGTGGAAGACGCTTTGCTGGGAAACAGTCAAAGACACAGAGTGCGTAACCGTATCAGGTGAACGCTACTGGTCATACTGGCCTCAGATGGAGGATGTGAACGATCTGGTTGCTCTCTGGGAGCGTGACCGCTACACATTCCTGTCTCAGTACCAGCAAAACCCGATGGCGCTTACTGGCGGCATTCTCGACACAGCATGGTTTCAGACATACGTAACCTTGCCAAAGCTTCAGTATCGCGCTGTGTATGTCGATACAAACAGCGGCAAGGTCGAGGACTGGCTGGATTACACCGTATTTACGCTGGTTGGAATGGGCGTTGACGGAAATCTCTACATCATCGATGTGGTGCGCGGACGCTGGGACCCGGAAGACCTGCTGAAGAAGGCAGAGGAACTTTGGGCCAAATGGAAAATGAGTGGCTCTGTTCGTGTTATGCCAATGCGTCACATGGCGATTGAAGAGAAACAGGCTGGTCAGGGGCTTATCACCACGCTGAAGAAGCGCAGTACGACCCCCGGACAGATGAGCATCCCGGTTAAAGAGATTCCACGCGGCACCGGTCAGAACAAACTGGTTCGCTGCCTGAACGTCATCCCGCAGATTAAAACCGGCAAAGTGTTTGTGCCGGCAACGCACGATCAGAACGGTGCGGCAATCATCCATACCTACTACGAAGACAACACGGTAGCTGGCAACACCTCGTGGGTGCTGACGGCAATGACTGAGTGCGCCGCGTTCTCTGCTGATGACAGCCACGACAACGACGACATTCTTGATACATGGATGGATGCCATCGACGACAACCTGATTTCAGGACATGCGCCAATGGCTATCGACCCTAACCAACTCAGGAGAATTTGATGTGGTGGTTTAAGAAAAAACAAATCGCCGCGCCTGAGCCGGTGAAGCCGCCTGAAAAGCCGGTGATGAAGATTAAGCCCGAAGAAGTAGCTAGCGTCACAGCAAAGCCCGCAAGAGAGTTTCAGCAGTACAAGCCACCTAGAGGTGTCATCCCCGCAAACATCGAGACAGCCGTTCTTGCAATGGACTCTACCGACTACGTTGCGATGAATGATGCCTACGCGATGGGGATGGGCTACGGCAACCTAGATAGCTTCCCCGGCTATCCCTATCTCGCAGCAATGGCGCAGAAGCCAGAGTATCGCAAGATGGTCGGAACCATCGCTGAAGAGATGACCCGCAAGTGGATAAAGCTCAAGACTGTTGGAGATGACGACAAGTCAGAACGCGTTAAACAACTGGTCGATGCGCTGGAGCGATATCAGGTACGCGAGAAGTTTCGCGAAGCAGCGGAGCACGATGGTTACTTCGGCGGCGGACAGATTTATATCGATGTCCTGTCGCCTAAAAATGTATCGGCCTGGACTGATGATGCTGAGCTGCAAAGCAAACTGTTCATCAGCGACAAAAAGATAACCAAAGGCAGCTTGAAGGGTTTGCAGGTCATCGAGCCTGTCTGGACATACCCCGGCGTTTATAACGCGAGCAACCCGCTAAGCCCTGATTTCTACAAGCCGACAGAATGGTTTGTGATGGGTAAAACGGTGCACGCCAGCCGCATGATTGATTTCGTATCACGTCAGGTGCCGGACCTGCTGAAGTCCTCGTATAACTTCCGTGGGCTGTCACTGGTGCAAATGGCTGAGCCTTACGTTAACAACTGGCTGCGCACGCGTGACAGCGTCAGCGACATGATTCACTCCTTCAGCATTCCTGTGCTCGGCACCGACATGAGTCAGGTTCTGATGGGGAATGGCGCGGATGAGCTGCTTAGCCGCATGGAGCTGTTTAACCGCTGCCGTGATAACCGTGGTGTGTTTGCCAAGAACAATATCGGCGAGAGCGAAGAAACGGTTGAGTTTGTCAATGCTCCGCTGTCCGGCCTTGATGTGCTTCAGGCGCAGTCTCAGGAGCACATGGCGGCAGTTTCAAGTATCCCGCTGGTCAAGTTGCTGGGTATCACGCCTAACGGACTGAATGCTTCGTCAGACGGCGAGATTCGCGTTTTCTACGACTACATCCACTCACTACAGCAGGCAATGTTCAGCGCCCCGCTGAAGCGTGTGATGGACGTTATTCAGCTATCAGAGTTTGGCGAAATCGACCCTGATATCTTCTTCGAGTTTGAACCGCTGTTTGAGATGAGCGCTAAAGAGAAGGCTGACATCCGCAAGGTTGATGCTGACACTGACGCGGTCTATCAGGGCATTGGTGCGCTATCGAATAACGAGATACGCGAGAAGATTGCTGACGACCCCGAAAGCCCTTACCACTCACTGGACTTAAGCGATGACCTCGAAATCGAAGAAGGCGACCTCGACGAAAACGAGGAAACCGAGTCCGAAGACGACCCGCCCGACAAGACCTAACGCCGGTGTCGAAGCCTGGTATCGCAAACAGCTGGATAAGCTCATCACCGAAATGAACGACTCGGTGGTGTACTGGCTAAAAGCGAATTACCGAGCATCCGGCGCAATGGCAATGGACGCATCGCCAGCTGTGTTTATGCGTGACGCGATGAAGAAGCTGGCTAAGCGCTGGCAGAAGCGCTTCGATGATGTGGCCGCAAGGCTCGCAGACCGGTTCGCTGGTCAGGCGCAGAAGAACTCTGACGTGTCGCTCTACAACGCGCTGGAGACTGCTGGCATGACGGTTCAGTTCAAAATGACGCCAGCGATGAATAACGCATTGCAGGCGACCATCACAGAGAACGTGAACCTGATAACCAGCATTCCTGAGCAGTATCTGACGCAGGTGGAAACGCTGGTTATGCAGTCGGTCAGTCGTGGGCGAGATCTTTCGACTTTGACCGATGAGCTGCAGCATCGATACGGCGTCACGCGCCGCCGCGCTGCCCTAATTGCGCGCGACCAGAACAACAAAGCCACCGCAGTTATGCAGACAGCAAGACAACAGTCACTCGGCATCACTGAGGGCATCTGGCGCCACTCTCACGCAGGCAAAGATCCGCGGCAATCACACGTGAAGGCTGATGGTAAGAAGTTCGACCTGTCGAAAGGGCTGTATCTGGATGGCAAGTGGACCCTTCCCGGCGAAGAGATTAATTGCCGCTGCACATGGTCGCCGGTCATCCCCGGACTTAATTAAACGGAAGCACACATGACTATCGAACGGTTAGCGTTTGACCGCGCATCCGTGCGCAAACTCGATCATGTCGGCAGGCTTCAGGTTTCAGTCAGCAACATCAGCAAAGCGAATGTCTGCCCCTACTATGGGCGAGAGATTCCCGGTCACGAAGAGCTGGGCCTTAACCCTGACAAAATCTACCGGCTGTACCGAGACCCTGAAGAGCTTAAGAAAGCCGCGCCGACATTCAACAATATACCTGTTCTTTGCATACATACCCCTGACTTTCCCGGCGATCCGCCACGCATGTATCGCGTTGGAACAACTCATTCCGGCGCTGCATTCATACATCCATTTCTTCAGAACGGCCTGTCTGTTTGGGACAACTCAGCGATCGCAGGCATTGAGACTGAAGAGCAAAAAGAACTGTCGTCCTCGTACCAGTACAGGGCTGACATGACTCCCGGCGAAACACCAGATGGCGAAGCATTTGACGGCGTCATGCGTGACATCGTCGGGAACCACGTTGCACTGGTCGAAACCGGCCGCGCAGGAGCTGACGTAGTAGTCGGCGATTCTCTCCCACAGGAGTTTAAACACATGAAGTTAGACCGCAAAGGCGTTGCCATCCGTGCAGCGCTGGGAGCGTACCTTAAGCCGCGACTGGCTCAGGACGCCGCCCCGAAAGACCTGACGGCCATCCTGAATGCCCACAAAACACCGAAGGCAATTGCACAGGCCATCTCCAGCAAATACAAACCGACACTGGCCGCCGACATGGAGCTTGAGCCGGAAGAGTTGGTGGAAATCATCGAAGCATCTGCTGAAGGCGTTGAGCCGGAAGAAGAAGTGAAGGTTGCAGGTGATGACGATAACGAATCGATTATTTCTCTGCTGCGCGAAGCTGGCGTATCGGAAGAGGTGATCGCCAAAATCTCCGCCGCTCTGTCGCCTGCAGTTGCTCAGGATGCCGGCAAGGACGACGACAAAAAAGAAGATAAGGACGAAAAAGTGGATAAGCCCGCTATGGACGCTGCCATTCGCCTGGCTGCTGACAGTGCCACTAAGAAAGCTGCTGAAAACTTCCGCTTAGTGCGTCAGGCCGAGCAGGACGTTAAGCCGCTGGTAGGCGATCTGGTTGCGATGGACTCAGCTGATGATGTCTACCGCACCGCACTGGAACAGCATGGCGTAGACGTATCCGGCGTTCATCCTTCAGCGTTTCGCGCGATGGTAGCTCAGGCTATCAGCCACAAAGAAAATTCACGCCCTGCAACTATTGCGCAGGACGCCGCTTCCATCAGCGACTTCGAGAAAGAGTTCCCGACCGCTGGCAAACTGAAACGAGGTTACTGAGATGGC